TACTGTGGAAAATTTGTGGCTTTTGAGGTCAAGACAGAAAAAGGGAAAACTACGGCTTTGCAGGATTCAGTTATCAACAAAATACAGAAATGCGGTGGAAAAGCTGTGGTTGTCAGGTCTGTTAATGAGGTAAAGGCTGTGCTGGAGGAGATGGTGATATGACGGCATCGGAATATATGAATAAGGCTAACGTTTTATTACGCCGAATCAAAAGAAAAAGACGTGAGGCAAATAAAATCAGGATAACAGAAAGTTTGCCTGATTCTCCCTCATACAGTGATATGCCTAAAAATACCATTCTCAATCCTCATCAAAAAACCGAAAAAATTGAAAAAGCGATTGATCTTGATCATGAAGCTGATATCGCACTTGCTGAACTGGAAAATTTGAAGAATAGATTTCAGGTGGCACTTATATCTCTTGACAGTCCCGATGACCGAGATTTGCTTTACAAACGCTATATTGAATTCAAAAACTGGAAGACAATTGCTGATGAAATCGGCTACAGTGAATCTCATACCAAGAGATTACATAGCATTGCCGTGAAAAAGTTGATACTCGATGATACACCATAATACTTGATAATACACTGCATATGTGATATACTGTAAAGTAGGAAAACAGAATAAAGAGAAACAGCCTTTGCAGAGAAATCCGCAAAGGCTAATTTTATACCCCAAGGAGGAGCATTATGCTTGCAAAGAAAGTTTTAAGAAACGGCATCGGTCTGAACAGCCGTATCAGAGAGCAGATGGTGATTTATCATGACTGGAAGTCTATGGCGATGGAAATTGATGAAGATGAAGTGCATGAAATCGTCGAATCTGCCTGGAATGACTTGATTGATTCTATCCGCATGAAGCGTAATCTTGAAGAGATTATCATGGCTAACAATAACGCCGATCAGCGTGAGATTCTTCGTTTGCGTTATTTTTACGCTGCAACATGGGCTGCTATTGCTGATGAACTGAATGATACTGTTGAATGGGTTAAAGAACAGCACCACAAGGCCCTGAAAAAGATTCATGTTGAAGTGACTGATTTTTGCGAGGATTGTGACTGCTATGCCGAGGAAGAGTAAGAAACCATGCAAACATCCCAGCTGTCCAAATCTGACAGAGGGCAATTACTGTGAGGAACACAAGCTTCTCCACCCTGATAGACCGTCGTCTGCTAAGCGTGGTTATGGGAGCAAGTGGCAGAGAATCAGTAAAACTTATCTTCACAAGCACCCACTTTGTGTGAAGTGTATGGCTGAAGGTAGGTATGTTCCTGCAACGGTAGTCGATCATGTCATCCCTCATCGAGGTGATAAAATATTGATGTGGAGTGAATCTAACTGGCAGGCACTTTGTAAGCCCTGTCACGATAAGAAAACCGGAAGCGAGGACAGCAGACCGGAATATCACTATTGACTTTAGCAGAATGAAGTACAGCCCCCTGGGGTATAAGAATCTCTACAGAGGATTCATGAAAAGACCGGCGCTCCCTCTTACGCAGAAAACAAGCATAATCTAAGATGGTATATGCCCAAAATCAAAGAAATACGAAATTGCGTTATTTTCCTGACTTTAAAGTCAGGTCTTTTTTATGCTCGATTGATTTTTAATTGAATTTTTCAGGAGGTGATACTATGGCGAGAGACGGCACAAACAGAGGCGGTGCAAGACCTGGTGCAGGGCGACCAAAAAAAGCTCTTTCAGAAAAAATTGCTGCAGGAAATCCAGGCGGCAGAGCTTTAACTCAGATTAAAGTCCCCGACGATATTTCTAATCTTGTGGGCGAAGATATGCCGAAGCCAAGTGAAATACTTTCTGCAAGACAGAAAAATGGTAAGCCGCTTGGTGCTGATAAAATCTATGAAGATACATGGCTCTGGCTGAAAGGCTTCAATTGCGAACGCCTTGTATCCCCTGCAATGATCGAGCAATATTCAATGAGCGTGGCACGTTGGATGCAGTGTGAAGAGGCTATCAGTTCCTATGGACTTCTTGGCAAACATCCCACCTGCCCTACTTCACCGATACAAAGTCCTTTCGTTGCTATGAGTCAGAGTTTTATGAAGCAGGCGCAGCAGATATGGTCTCAGATTTATCAGATAGTTCGTGAGAACTGCTCCGAGGAAGTAACGCTCACCGGCGAAATGGATATGATGGAAATGCTGCTCCGTTCAAGGGGCAAGTAACAGAAAGGATGTATTTATGAAATCAAATACAGATATACAATTCTGGCGTGACTTAAAGAACAGCCGCCAGCATCTCTCCAAACAACAGTACAGAACGCTCAAGGGACAGGCGGTTAAAGGTCATGTCATGGATGCCCGAAAGGGACTACAGAAAATCTTACATAGGAGGGCTGGGTAATGAAAACAACGACTGAATTTCAACTTGTGAATATTGACAAGCTTGTGCCATATGCGAACAACGCTCGTACCCACAGCAAGGAGCAGATTCTGAAATTGCGTTCTTCCCTGCGTGAGTTTGGATTTGTCAACCCTGTTATCATCGATAAGGATTTTAACATTATTGCAGGTCACGGACGTGTGACCGCTGCAAAAGAAGAAGGTATTGCAGAAGTTCCTTGTGTATTTGTCGACCACCTTACCGAAGCTCAGAAGAAAGCATATATTCTCGCCGATAATCGCATGGCTCTTGATGCTGGCTGGGATGATGAACTTCTTGCCGTTGAAATGGAGGAACTCAAGAATCTCGGTTTTGATTTAGGTCTTACCGGATTCGATGAAAAAGAACTTGCGGACTTATTTGCATCGGATGAAGATGTAAAGGATGATGATTTTGATGTAGATAAGGCAGCAGAGTTTGAACCATTTGTTGAAAATGGTGACATCTGGCTTCTCGGCAGACACAGACTTCGCTGCGGTGATTCCACCAAACCTGATGAAGTTGCCTTGCTGATGGACGGTCAGAAAGCGAATGCCTGTATTACAGATCCTCCGTATAATTGTGCATATTCCGGCGGTACAGGTATGACAATTATGAATGACAAATGGTCTGACAGTGAAAAGTTCTATCAGTTCCTCTTGGATGCGTTCAAAAACGCATATACATCTCTCGCAGACGGCGGAGCATTTTACTGTTTCCATTCAGACGCAGAAAAATGTAATTTTTATAATGCAACTGTTAATGCAGGATTCCACTATTCTACAACTTGTATCTGGGTAAAAGATACACTTGTTATCGGCAGAATGGATTTCCAAATGCGGCACGAACCAGTAATTTACGCTTTCAAGGATACTGCAAAGCACAAATTCTACGGTGACCGCAAGCAGACTACTGTATGGGAATTTGACAGACCGAAAAAGTCAAAGCTGCATCCTACAATGAAAACTCTTCCACTGATTGCATATCCGATTCGTATGTCCTCACAGGAAAACGGAATCATTCTCGATCTTTTCGGCGGCAGCGGCTCTACACTCATTGCATCAGAACAGACCAACAGAATCTGTTACACGCAGGAACTTGATCCCAAATATGCATCAGCAATCATCAGAAGATACATTGCTGCTGTTGGTTCAGCTGATGGTGTGTATGTTCTGCGCAACGGAGTAAAGTACCCTTGTTCAGAAGTACATGAGTTTTCAGTGAACGAACTGAATATTCAAGACAGCAATGTGAATGACACTCAGAGAGGACGTGAGTGATATCGGCAATATGAATTACACACCTGGTGTAAGCGGAGTAAGTTATTATCCACCCAGAAAGAAATATCGTGCAAGAATCAAAATCAGTCAGCTGGATATTCATCTTGGATACTACGATACATTTCAAGAGGCAGTTCAGGCAAGAAATGTTGGTATGGAGTGTATGTTTAGCGAATATGGAAGATATAACGATGTTCCTGCCGCACCAATATGGATACGAAATAAAGTTATAGAGAAATGTAAACGCTTTGCAGAATTATCAGTATGCAGAGCGTTTCTTTTGTCATGCGATAAAGCAGGAAGTAATCTGGAGGTGACTAATGAATAAAACACTGACACTCGGTAGCCTTTTTGACGGTTCAGGAGGCTTTCCTCTTGCAGGACTTCTCTGCGGAATTACGCCGAAGTTTGCATCAGAAATCGAACCGTTCCCGATTGCTGTTACAAAAAAGCGTCTGCCCATGATGAAACACGTGGGAGATGTCTCAAAAATAAAAGGAGGTGACCTTGGGGCTGTCGATATTATAACCTTCGGCAGCCCTTGTTAGCCAGGACATGAGCATTGCTGGAAAACGTTCCGGTCTGGAAGGTTCACGCTCTAATCTTTTCTTTCAGGCTATCAGAATTATTAAGGAAATGAGGTGTGCAACCGATGGCAAATATCCAAGATTCGCAGTGTGGGAAAATGTACCGGGATGTCAATCCTCCAACGGAGGAGAAGATTTTCGCCGTGTCCTCGAAGAATTCTGCCGGATTAAAGATGAATCCGCATCTGTTCCTAAACCTGCAAAATGGACAAAAGCAGGATATATCATGGGAAACGATTACTCCGTTGCGTGGCGTTTGCTCGACTCTCAATACTTCGGAGTCGCTCAGAGACGCAGACGTTTGTTTGCTGTCGCAGATTTTAGAGGTCGGTGTGCCGCAAAAGTATTATTTGAGTCCGAAGGCTTGTCTGGGTATTCTCCGCAGAGCTTCCATTCGTGGCAAAGAGCTGCCGAAGGTACTGAAAACGGCTCTGGAAGGACAGGCACAGTCTGTATGTGCGACCAAGGCGGAGAACGAATCGACATCCTGACGGATAAGACTTCCACCTTGAGAGCAGAGGCACATCATCCGCCTTGTGTAATGGAATCCGCAGGCTTCTGTACGGAACATTCCGCAAAAGCACGTGGTATCGGCTACGAAGAAGAAACTTCCCCAACACTTCGTGCAGGTGTTGTTCCGGCGGCAATTGCTCTTGAAAACCATTCTGCCGACAGCCGTCTGAAAATCGCAGATGAAGATACTTGTCAGACGCTCACAAGCCGTTGCGGAACAGGTGGAGGAAATGTTCCGCTTTTGCTGGACACTCCCAAAACCATGAAAATTCGTTGCGGACATGGAAACGGCGGTCGTGGAGCGTTAATACAGGAAGATAAATCCGCAACGCTCTCCTGCAATAATGATCAAACGCTTTTCGTTCCAAAGGCTTACGGAATCTGCTCTAAACACAGCAATTCCATGATGTCAGATAATCCCAACAGCGGATTTTATGAAGCTGATACAGCAAGAACAATTGATACCAGTAACCAGTCACCTTGTAAAAATCAGGGAGGCATGGTAGTCATAGAGGGCAACGGCAGCAGGCCTTCTCATCATGGCGACGGGTACAAAGAATCCGATACCATGTACTGTCTTAACTGCACAGAAAATCATGCAGTTGCATATGGTATCGGCAGACCTGCGTTCAATCAGGGATATAACGCAATGTTCAATTTTCAGATTGAGAAGGAGTCGCAACCCACTATGGTTGCAAAAGGTCCGGGTGCTGTCGCTGAACCTGTGTATTCCACAAGCAAAAGTTCCTACCACACCGTTGCTGAAGAGGAAAAAGCCGGAACTCTCGTTGCATCGGATTACAAAGATCCTCCGACTGTCAGCGGCAACAGTTCAGAAACCGAGTATATTATAAGGCGTCTTACTCCATCTGAATGTGCAAAATTACAAGGCTTTCCTTCTTGGTGGTGTAAAGGACTGGAAAATACCAGTCCTACTGAATCCGAGATAGATGAATGGATGCAGATTTTTGAAACGTATCGACTGGCGGTAAATCCAGACAGCAAGCCGAAAACACGGAAAGCCGTGGAGAAATTTCTCAAAAATCCGCACAGCGATTCTGCCGAATACCACCTTTGGGGAAATGGGGTGTCACTTCCGGTGGTGTGGTTTGTGCTTGCTGGAATCGCTTATTATGCCAATCGGGAAGAAAATTGTGAACGAACCGATATTAAGGCAGATGATTAATCTCTGCGTGACGGCTTGACATTCAAATCAGGGCTGATCGTTCCCTCGATTTTTCCGTTTTCCCGTTCGAATGCAAGAATGCGGTCACGGACAAGACACAGCACTTCACTGTTGACAGAACGTCCCTCATAATCCGCAATATATCCGATTTTCTTCAGCATTTCCTCTTCAAATCTAATTGATACACTTTTCGTAGCCATAAAAAACTCTCCTTTTCTGAATATATTATATGTTTATTTTACAGCTACTCTGTGGTATAATGTTGTGTATAGATATATGGTGTATCTATAAAATTTCAGAAAAGGACAGATTAACATGAAAATTGCAATTATTGGCTCAAGGAATCTTGGCGTTATTGACCTGGAAAATTTTCTGCCGGAGAATGTTACGGAAATCGTCAGCGGCGGTGCGAGAGGCATTGACACTTGTGCAAGAGAGTACGCTCTTACACATAACATCAAGCTGACGGAATTTCTTCCAGACTACAACCACTACGGAAGAGGAGCTCCGCTGAAACGGAATCTTGAGATCATCGCTTATGCCGATCTGGTGCTTGCATTCTGGGACGGAACATCACGTGGCACGAAATATGTCATTGATAACTGCAAAAAGCAGGGCGTTCCGATCAGAGTATTTCTCTACAAGCCTAAAAAATAAAGCTGCCATATTCGGCAGCCTCTGGAGCAATTTGTGAACGTAGTAACATTAAATAAAAAAGTATGCTGAAGCACACATGAAACATCAGTCAGAATAAGGAATTCTGAAATAATCCAGATAAGCCTTGAATGTATCTTGTGCAGAAAGACAGGTGTCAAGCAAATATCCTTTCTGGTCTTTCCATTCATGAAGTCCACGATAATAAAACAGCTTGTGCTTTTCATCAATGATAAACGGTGTGATTTGATTTCTAAGGCATTCCTTGAATAAAATCAATCTGCCTACACGTCCGTTTCCGTCTTGAAAAGGGTGTATAGATTCAAATTCATAATGAAAAGCAATGATTTCTTCAAGATTCTTTTCTTTGACGGCATTATAAGATTCAAGCAACTTGTGGAGCTTTTCGGCAACTTCTTCCGGTGCAGCAGTAACTCTTCCGCCGACCTCATTCGGAAGTTTTTTATAATCGCCAACAGCGAACCAATCTTTACGGGAATCACTTGTTCCGTTTTTCAACGTATAATGCAAGGATTTGATGAACATTTCACTAAGCTGATGTGTGGCGTTTTCAATAATCATATCAATACAGCGAAAATGGTTCATAGTTTCCATAATATCGTCAACGTTTACTGTATCATTATCTACGCCGATTGTATTGGTCTCATAAATATAGCGAGTCTGGTCATGCGTCAGCTTACTGCCCTCAATATGGTTTGAATTGTATGTCAGTTCAATTTGGATTTTGTGATAGATTCCACCCTTGACTGCACTTTTCTTTTCAAAGCGAAGCACATCAAGCAAAGTTTTAGGCACATCACTTTTACTGTTTTTCCGCTTTGGACGGATGGCATTTTCAGGGATATTCCATGTTTTTCCGGTGAGAAATGCGTCAGGAATGCGACCTTCTGCACAATAATGGCGAACTGTTCTTTCTGATATATCCCATTTCTTTGCGATTTCTGCTACTGATAAATATTTCATACGAATTCTCCTCAAGTATCTTTTTTACTATTATACCACATCATCGGCAAAATATCAATAGATTTCAAATAATAATTTTGCAATTTTTGCCGATAGCAGCAAATTGTGAACGGACAGATACTATGTTATCTTCCGAATTCACATAAAGTTATCGTGTAGAAAAATGACAGATTTTATGCCGATATTTCGTGACATTTCACACTTGCTATTCTGTGCAGAACGAGTTAATATGTGACTACGAAAACGCCGCAGAGGCGGTGAAAACAGGAGGTTAATCACATGAATATCGAATTCAATCTCACAGGCGAGGAACGCAAGAATCTGGTCAGAGCAGTCAGTGAAATTATCGGAAAACCTGCCGAGTATCAGTATATGCCGACCTGTGCATACATCATCGGCAGCCATACTGTAACGAAAGACGGTACGCTGATTATCGGAGATGATGCTGACGAAAAAGAAATCCAGCATCTTCTCGCTGAACTTGACCGCAGAGGTTATCAGATTCCCAATACCGAAAGCAATAAACTCACTGTTCAGATGCCCATTGATTCACTCAGCGAAAGAACGCTGAACAGAGTCAGACGCATCATCGAGAACAAGGGCGGACTTTTCAAATCTGCATTCAAAACTGACAGCCTTAACATTTTGAAAACTGAGAAAACCGTGGATTTTCCTTGGTTTACGGTGAAACAAGACGGCGATGCAGATGCTTACAGCATTTTCATTTCCATGCTCTGCGAGTTTGCAAAAAATCTAAACCGCATCAACAATAAGCCTGATACAAGCGATAATGAAAAGTATGCATTCAGGTGCTTTCTCCTCCGAATCGGTATGATCGGCACGGAATTCAAGGCAGCAAGAAAAGTCCTGCTTCGCAATCTTTCGGGCAGTTCAGCGTTCAGAAATGGAGGTGCAAACAATGCAGTTTCCGAATGAAAAGGAGCTTGCAATGCTCCGTCAAAAATACCCGGCAGGAACAACGGTGCAGCTTATCTCAATGGATGATGAGCAAGCACCTCCTGTCGGAACAATCGGCGAAGTTCAGTTTGTTGACGACATCGGAAATGTCCATGTGAAGTGGCAGAACGGCAGCAGTCTTGCGGTGATTCCGGGTGTGGATTCCATTGCAATTTTGAACCATCCTGAGGGCAAAAAATAAGCGAGCCACTCCTCCATTGTATGTAAGTATACCATACAAAATCAAGTATAGCAAGTGTATAAATACACCAGAGATTTCGCAGATATACAGCGAAAAGATCGGTTAATTTACATCTTGCATTATCCTCCGAAAGACGGTAATATGTGATACAACGAAAGGGCGAAAAGCCCCGAAAAACGGAGGAAAACATCATGAACGAAAAGACAAGAATCCAGATTGAAAACCTTAAAAATCAGACCATTGGGGTTGAAATTGAGATGAACAACATCACCAGAAGCAAGGCTGCGAAAATTGCCGCAGAGTTCTTCGGAACAGACAATTTCGAAGACACAGCCGTCGGCAACGGTTACCAAACTTGGAGTGCTTGGGATTCGCAGGGCAGAGAATGGAAATTCCAAAGGGATGTCAGCATTGCAGGCCCGAGCAGCGAAAGATGCGAACTGGTAACACCGATTCTTCACTACGATGACATCGAAACCTTGCAGGAACTTGTAAGAAAACTTCGCAAGGCTGGAGCAAAAAGTTCCTACGAAATCGGATGCGGAGTTCATGTTCACATCGGAGCAAACGGACACACACCGCAGAGCCTTAGAAACCTTGCAAACATTATGGCAAGCCACGAGGAACTTCTGATAGAAAGCCTGAAAATCGACAGAGGTCGCATAAACAGATATTGCCGAACAGTAAATCCACAATTTTTGGAACAGCTTAACAGCAAAAAGCCAACAACAATGGCTCAGCTTGCGAACATCTGGTACGGCTCGCAGGGATGCGACTACGGCAGAAATCAGCACTACAACGACAGCCGATATGCACAGCTCAATTTGCACAGCGTGTTTACAAAAGGCACAATTGAATTTCGACTTTTTCAATTCAACAAGCCTGAAAACGGCAGGCAGAACGGACTGCACGCAGGTGAATTGAAAACCTTCATTCAGCTTGCACTTGCTCTTTCCGAAATGGCAAAGGAACTGAAAACTGCAAGCCCAAAGAAGAGTACTTCCGAAAACAAGAAGTTCTTGATGAGAACTTGGCTCATCAGACTTGGCTTTGTCGGGGATGAGTTCAAAACGGCAAGAGAAATTTTAATGCGAAATCTGGAAGGCAATGCCGCCTGGAGATACGGAGCATAACGCAGAGGGGTAGCCTCCTGCTTCCCACGCCGCCTACGGGCGGCTTAGGGTGGTAGAAGGGTATGTCTAGCCTGTCGGCTCGGTCGGTGCCTCTGCCTTCGGCAGAGGTGTCCGCCGGATACCCGCACCCTTCGGAAAGGAACGATTACAATGAAAAAATACTATCTTGCCTACGGTTCAAACCTCAACATTCATCAAATGCGTTACCGCTGCCCCGATGCAAAGCCGGTCGGAACAGCGTGGATTCACGGCTATCAATTGCTGTTCAAAGGCAGCAAAACAGGCTCTTACCTCACCATTGAAAAAGCCGAAAATTCTAAAGTTCCGGTTGTTGTCTGGGAAGTGTCAGTAACCGATGAACGCAGGCTTGATGTTTACGAGGGCTGCCCGACTTTCTATTACAAAACGGAAATGAAAGTCACCGTAAACCGACGAAAAATCAAGGCTTTTGTGTACATCATGCACGAGAACAGACCACTCGGAATTCCGAGCAGTTCCTATGTCAGAACCTGCGTTCAGGGTTACCGTGATTTCGGATTCGATTTGAAGTATCTGCGGCTTGCATTTGACATCAGCGAAAGGGGTGTGGGAGATGAAAAGTGAAATCAGAGAACCGAGAATCTGCCCAAAGTGCGGATGCAGCTACACGGAAATACCTGCCCTTTCAAGAGTCGACAACATCCAAATTTGTCCTGACTGCGGAACTCGTGAGGCTCTTGAAGCCATTGGTGTTTCCGCTGAGGAACAGGAAAAAATCATCAGCATCATTCATCGGAAGCACGCTGATTAAGCGTCAAACAGTCGCCACGTTTGCCCACGTCCACCGTTTTTAATTCCTCTGTAAAATTCCCCCACACGCAGAACGGCGGCACACGTGGGCAGCTGTGGGATTTGTTTTTGAAATCATAAAACACACAATTTTGCCCGAAAAATAGCCAAGATCATTGTTATATTTATTTCTCTGAAATCCGTTGACTTATCCTCTGAAAGACGGTAATATACACACACCGGCAGCGGAGATACACCGCACGAAAACAACGTAAAATGGAGGAAAAATCAATGATCAGCTACAGAGAAGCAAAGGTAAGGGCAATGGCAGGAAGAATGGATTGGAACGAGCGTGAGTACATCAGCAAAGCGGTTATCACATGGGTGGACAGCGATTACGAGTACGAGCTTGAAGTCGAGAACGAAGACATGAGCAACAGCGAGTTTAAGGCTTGGATTGAAGCTGATGCCGAAGACCTCGCCAAAGAGGATGCTGCAGAAAAAGGTACGGTTTTCGATGAAATCTACAGCATCAGCTACGAAACGGATTACATTGACGACGATGCACTTTTTGATGACGAATACGATGCCTACTGCGAATTCGAATGGGAATGTGAATCAGACAGATAAAGCCAAGGCGGAGCGGAATCCCGAAAGGGATTCTTGCTCGTACAGCCACTGTGTTGCCCCACATTCGCCGTTTTTCTTGTTCTCGCAAAGTTATCCCTTTTTCAGAACGACGGCATACTTGGACAACTGTGAGGCTGCTGCGGCAAGGTATATACTACACAATTACGATAGCCGTTTTTGCTCGATATTTCGTTGGATTTAGCCGCTTGCTATCATTCACACTATGCGGTATACTGTGTACAACGGAAGCGGAGAACTGCACCGAAAGCCACGAAATACGGAGGAAAAACAAATGAAATTTTTGAGACCCGACACGCACATGATTGTAGGCTACAGACCGGTGGATATGAACGATCACGAAAACGAAAGATCAGCAGTTGAACTTGCACTGCCGAGCGAATTTTCCGACAAGGCAAAAACCTGCTGGGAATACTTCAAGGGTACAGCATTCATTTTCGAGTACAAAGAACGTCTTGTAGTGACGGACGAAAGCCTTTTCCTTACCGAATATGGCAATGGGAGAAACGCTCCCTACGGTACTCCACGCTGGATTTGTGATTCCTGGGATGAGTTGGAGCAGATTCTTGAAGAAACCTGCGATGAACTTGCTGAGGATGGAATGCTTGAAGTATAAGATACCAAAACGCAGGGGCGGATTGCCGCCCCGAAACGTTTTTCCAAATGTGTATAACCAACAATCATGACAGCTAATTTTTCCCGATATTCTGTACTTTTAGCCGCTTGATGTATCTCAGAAAGTATGGTAATATACTACACAACGGAAGCGAAGAACGCTCCGAAAACTACGAAAAAGCGAGGTTTTCATTATGTGGAAAGAAGGAACAATCGGAGTACCGAACAAGGACGGCAAATACACAGTGGTTCACTACTGGGCAAAGATTTTTGACGAGGGCAGCGTTTACGGAATCAAAGAGGGTAGAATCAGCAAGCTGATGTTAAAGCAGAAGGGCGAAATTTTTTATAACTATGACAGAGGTCTGTACATTCCGCCGCAGACAATCGAAGCCGGAACGGCGCTTGCGGTTCTCTTAAAAGAGTATGAGTAACGGATTGGGGCTGAAAAATGCCCCTTTCCGTTCTTTCCGATGGTGTATATCACACAATTATCAAGGCTGATTTTTCCCGATTTTTCTGTACATTTAGCCGCTTGCATAGTGCCGGACAGTATGGTAATATGTAATTACCGAAAGGGACAAAACCCTACGGAAAAAATTTTTGGAGGAAACGAAAATGGCAAAAACATGGAAAGTTAAGGCAAGAATGGCAACAGGAAAGGCAAGCGAAAGAGTAGAAAACGGAATCCGCATTTACAACCCCGGCAAGATTGAATGGGTGGTAATCAAAGAGTTTGACAGCCCTGCCAAAGCAGACGATTGGCTTTGCAGCTACATCAAAAAGAACGGTTACAGAATCGACGACTTCAACATTGTAAGAGCCTGAGAACAGCGTCCAAAAGCAGCGATAGCCCTTGAAAGGGGCTATTGCTCGTACAGCCATTTTCGTTTTCTCCGGCGGTATATTTTTCACCGATTTTTCGGCTTATCTTTGTGTAGTTTATGATTCTAAAATGACTTGCTATCCTTGCTTTTTTATGGTAATATGGTTACAATGGAAGAGCAATCTCAATAAAAAAAACGCTCCAAGGGGCGTTCAAAAAATCATTCAAGGCTTGCTTTTGGCAGGTCTTTTTTCGTATTGGAGGTGAATACAATGGCAAAATTCAAGCCGACACGCTTTATGGCGGAGAATTCAAAATACAACAAATCGGCGGCAGACTATGCCGTCAATTTTATTCAGTGCCTATCTCACACCAAAGGTACTTGGGCAGGAAAAAAGTTTGAACTGCTCGACTGGCAGGAGCGGATTATCCGTGATTTATTCGGCGTTCTCAAACCTAACGGCTATCGACAGTTCAATACGGCATACATCGAGATACCGAAGAAAAACGGCAAATCAGAACTTGCTGCCGCAGTGGCACTTCTTCTCACTTGCGGTGACGGCGAGGAACGTGCCGAGGTTTACGGCTGTGCTGCTGATAGACAGCAGGCTGCAATTGTTTTTGATGTTGCCGCCGATATGGTGCAAATGTGTCCTGCCCTGAACAAGAGGGTAAAAATTCTGACTTCGCAAAAACGTATTGTTTACACACCGACTAACAGCTTTTATCAGGTACTTTCGGCGGAGGCATACAGCAAACACGGCTTTAACATTCATAGCGTAGTTTTTGACGAACTGCATACGCAGCCCAACCGCAAACTTTTTGACGTTATGACAAAGGGTTCGGGTGATGCGAGAATGCAGCCGCTGTACTTCCTCATCACAACCGCATGAACAGACACAAATTCAATCTGTTATGAGGTGCATTCCAAGGCGAAAGACATCATCGAAGGCAGAAAGCACGATCCTACTTTTTATCCCGTCATTTACGGTGCAGACGAGAGTGAGGACTGGACTGACCCGGAAGTTTGGAAAAAGGCAAATCCAAGTCTTGATAAGACAATCGGCATGGATAAGGTTGTGGCTGCGTGTAACTCTGCCAAGGAAACTCCGGGTGAAGAAAATGCGTTCCGTCAGCTTCGTCTGAATCAATGGGTAAAACAGGCTGTACGGTGGATGCCGATGGAAAAATGGGATAAATGCAAGGTTGCCTTTAACGAAGATTTCCTTGCCGGGCGTGTCTGTTATGGTGGATTGGATTTGTCATCAACGACCGATATTACGGCATTTGTACTTGTTTTTCCACCTACTGATGATGACGACTTTTATTATGTTCTGCCGTATTTTTGGCTGCCGGAAGAAACGCTTCCACTGCGAGTACGCCGTGACCATGTTCCTTACGATTTATGGGAACGGCAGGGATTTTTGCAGACTACAGAAGGCAATGTTGTACATTATGGCTTTATCGAAAATTTCATTGATAAACTGGGAAAGAAGTTTCATATCAAAGAGATTGCATTCGACCGCTGGGGTGCCGTGCAGATGTCGCAGAACCTCGAAGATATGGGATTCACACTGGTGCAGTTTGGTCAGGGCTATCGAGATATGTCGCCACCTACCAAGGAGCTTATGAAGCTGACTTTAGAGCAAAAACTTGCCCACAATGGACATCCGGTTCTGCGCTGGAATATTGACAACATTTTCATTAAGCGTGATCCTGCCGGAAATATCAAGCCGGATAAAGAGAAATCCACGGAGAAGATTGACGGTGCTGTTGCCTTGATTATGGCTCTTGACCGTGCGATTCGCTGTGGATGTGTTTCTGATAAGTCGGTTTATGATACGAGGGAGATGCTGGTTTTATAACTAGGATTATCTTTGCAAACTGGTATTTGACTAGAACAATTTAGTCTTCATATTCATCATTCCATATGCAATAATAATCGTCATCGTCACCCCATGGATCATTACCCTTGGAAGGTCCAACATAGACAACTTTATCGTTACGAATCAAAATTAAACATTGATGTTCCGGCTCCCATGGGCACTCACATTCAAGACCATATCCGATTTCATTTTCCAATTGCGGAAAGACATATAATGTGGGTTTATATAAATATGTAACCAATTGATTTCCTTCCTTATATCCATCCATAACTGGCTCCAGAGATTTTGCAATATCGCCATATATGTCACTGAAATCATGCCACTCATGATACATATATAGGAAAAATTTTTCTAAACCTTCCTGAATCTGCTTACACACCTCTGGCTTTTCTAATAAACCATTATAATGCTCTATACATTTAATAGCATCTTCTTCTGTTGCACCATCATCAACAAATATTGAAACAGCCATTTCTTCGTTAAATAGTGAAGTTGATTTAAATATTCCATTAGAAAACCAACCATTTTCATCAATTTGCAAATTTCTGATAATTGACATCTTTCTTCTCCTAATCGTTTTATATTATATGATTTAACAGCCTTATATATTCTGATTTGTAAGGCAGATGCCTTACATTTAGTTTCACATATTATACCACACTCATATACGAAAAGTCAAGAAAGGAGCTGATTTTATGAGTATTTTCAGCGGACTTTTCCGCAGCCGTGACAAGCCGACAAACAGCTACGACTCACCATCCTACAGTTATTTTTTCGGCAGATCAAACAGCGGAAAACGAGTCAATGACAGAACGGCAATGCAGCATACCGTGGTGTATGCCTGCGTGAGGGTTCTGAGTGAAGCGATAGCACAATTACCGCTGCACGTCTACAAATACACCGATAAAGGAAAAGAGCGAGTGCCAATGCATTCGCTTTACTTTTTACTCCACGACCAGCCGAATCCTGAAATGACGAGTTTTGTTTTTAGAGAAACTCTGATGTCACATTTGCTGATTTATGGCAATGCTTACGCTCAGATAATTCGTAATGGACGTGGCGAAGTCATGGGATTGTATCCACTGATGCCCGATAAAGTTAAAGTTGACCGTGACGAGCGAAATAATCTGATATACATTTATAGTCGATATGACGAAGCAAACCCAAATCTGAAAGACCAAGGTGAAATCGTTCTGAAAGCTGAAGATATTCTGCATATCCCCGGACTTGGTTTTGATGGATTGGTCGGATATTCTCCCATTGCACTTGCAAAAAATGCGATAGGAATTTCTCTTGCCTGCGAGGAGTACGGATCTACTTTCTTTGCCAATGGTGCATCACCTTCCGGCATTTTAGAGCATCCAGGAGTTATTAAAGACCCTGCAAAAATCCGCAAAGCATGGCATAATGCCTACGGTTCAGGTAACGCCCATAAGGTCGCCGTCCTCGAAGAGGGCATGAAATATCAACCGATTTCTATCCCAAATAATGAAGCTCAGTTCTTGGAAACAAGAAAGTTTCAGGTAGAAGAAATTGCACGTCTATACCGTGTACCGCTCCATATGATTGGTGACCTTGAACACGCAACATTCAGCAATATCGAACAGCAAAGCCTTGAATTTGTAAAATACACTCTTGACCCTTGGCTTGTTCGGTGGGAGCAAAGTTTGCAAAAGTCACTGCTTTCTGATAGCGAAAAAGGAAAGTATTTCATTAAGTTCAACGTTGAAGGATTGCTTCGAGGCGATTATGCTTCACGAATGCAAGGATATGCGACAGCAAGACAGAATGGCTGGATGTCGGCGAATGATATTCGTGAACTGGAAGATATGAACCGCATCCCTACTGAATTAGGGGGCGACTTATACCTTTGTAACGGTTCGTTTACAAAATTACAAAATGCAGGCGCATTTGCAAAATCTAATGAAAGCGAGGAAACAAAAGAATGAAGAAATTCTGGAACTTTATTAAAAATGAAGATACTAGAGAAACAGAGCTGTATTTTGAAGGTCCTATTTCAGACAGCACGTGGTATGGAGATGTGCGCTCGGACAGGGTGTAAATAAATGTGAATTTGGTAACACACAGAATAGGTAATTCTGTAAGCGACCCAACTAACCGAAAGGCGAAAGCTGACACGGGAACATAGCACGTTGGGAAAGCAGTAAGTTTCTTAAAGGCAATCAAGAACGACTGAACTGCAACGCTAAGTAGATAAGAGGATAAAACTGTATTTGTTGAATGTGAGTTTCAAGTCCCAGTTAGCCAATGGTTAAGGAAATTTGCCTGATACCTTAAATATGAATGCAATTTATTATCGTCGCCAATAAATTATTGCCTCAATATTCATATGACGTGCAAGAGAACTTGTGCAAACGAAACGAAAGCATATCCGACAATCTGCAACCAGTTATTTACACTAACCGAGGATACCCTAAAGGTCAATGCTGAAAAGCTATGATTTAAGAATCTGAATATGACCCAAGGGTACGGAGTTTCCATAGTAGTCCGAGGACGGGAACACCGTCTGCATGGCGAAGGGAAACAGTTGTTATGGTCAAAAATGAAGAAAGTTAGGGAGGAAAACCTCAATGGCTGAAATGCAACCAACAACCGAAATTTTGACGAGAGTAAGCAAAAACTCATTGAACAATAAAGATGAAGTGTTTACACGTCTGTTCAGATATTTATTGCGGGAGGATATATGGTTTGAAGCATACAGAAATCTGTATGCAAATAACGGTGCATCAACAAAAGGTGTAAATGATGACACTGCCGACGGCTTTAGTGAAAGAAAAATACAGAAAATCACAGAACAGCTGAAAAACGGCAAATTTAACCCAACACCTGTAAGACGCACATATATACTAAAAAAGAATTCTGATAAAATGCGTCCGCTTGGTATTCCGACATTTACAGACAAACTTGTACAGGAAGCTGTACGTATGATTTTAGAAGCAGTATATGAGCCTATATTTCATGAATGTTCTCATGGTTTCAGACCGAACAGGAGCTGTCATACTGCTTTAAAAAGTCTGCGTATGAAATTCACAGGTGCAAAATGGTTTATAGAGGGTGACATCAAAGGCTGTTTTGACAATATTAACCATGATGTACTGATAGGAATACTGAACAAAAAAATCAAAGACGCAAGATTGATTGAAGTGTCCCCCAAATCAAGGACAGTAAAAAATTGTCTAATCGTTAGAAATGATTGCAATGCCTGATGAAATGGAGCGTAGCGGAATGTAGTCAGGCATTGCAATCTTCGCTCGTCATACGATAATCGGATATTTACCGGTAATGGTATACTTGTAAAAGGCTGATGGTGACAGCTTAGCTAAATCCCATTGATATCGTTCATTGTTGTAATATTCAATCCAATCTTCAACTACTTCACAGATTTCTTCGTGAGTGGAGCAATTGAGGATATCGATTTCGTCTTTCATGTGACCGAAGAAACTTTCCTGTGGTGCATTATCCCAGCAATTTGCTTTTCGTGACATTGACTGTCTCAGATTATTGCTTTTCAGAATATCAGAAAATGCATAACTTGTGTAGTGACTTCCCTGATCTGAGTGAATCAGCGTATCTGTTTTTAATTCGTCTCCATGCTTTTCGACGAGCCGCTGAATGGTAAGTAAAACGAAATCAATTTCCAGAGAATCACTAAGGACATAGGCAAGCACCTCATGTGTATATGCATCTATGATAGTTGACAAATAGGTGAATTTACCATCGCATCGCTTGATATAAGTGATATCAGTAAGTAGAATTGCTCTTGCTCCATGTTCACGAAATTCTCTGTTCACTTCATTTGCAGCTATTTTTCCAGCATACATATCACGCAATATTTTCCGGTATGGATTTGGTTTGCGAATTGGACAAAACAAATTGTACTTTTTCATCAATCGTCTGATTTTCTTAATATTCATCCTTCTTGGTACTTTAGGAGCTTTTCTATTGAGAAGCGTCATATAAATACTGCGAGCTCCTTTAGGATAACCACGGAAATTATAGGCATCAAGAATGTCTTCAAAATCAAGTCTTTCCTTTTCTTCTTTTGCTGCTCTGGCAGATGCTGCATTTAACCAGCGATAATACCCGGAACGTGACACACCGGCTATTTCACATAGCCATTTTATGTTGAGCAGATTATTTTCTCTGCTGTACATCTCATAAATCAACTCGAATTTTCTTTCAGGCTTTCCACGAATCATTTCTTCTGCTGTGCCTTTCTTTCCAGTAAGATAGTTTTTTTAATAAATTCCATCTCTTGTTTCATATATTCCATCTCATGCTGCATCTTATTCATTTTGTTCAGAAGCGTGTTATTATTGTTTTCGGATTCAGGTTTTGATTTTTTGTTAGCTGGTCGCTTAATATCATGAAATCCGTTTCCTGATTCTGCATCCTGACGAATATGAGCTGCTATTCCGTTAATTCTTCCGGAACCGAGAACTTCTGGCTTAAATCCAAGAGCTTTCATAATATCAACCGGTTTCTCTCCTGCTTGATATCTCCTCCAGAATTCTTCTTTAAATGCTATTGTGTAACGTACCATCTTAGAAGTTACACTTTTTACATATGGATTTAGTCTGAGTTCTCGAAGCTCCTCTGTCGTAAATTCAGGTACAGTCCATTTTGACATATCAGTTCCTCCTTGTTATTTATTCTATTATACAACTTTTTTACTGTCTTTTCAAGGAGTGTCCACTTTTTTGACCTCTTGTAAAATGAGATGTCCATTATTTTGGACTTTTCTATTTCTCCGTGTCCACTTTTCGGGGTACAATTCAGATACAGCTTATTCAACAATTTCTGAAAGCAGGCTATCTTGAAGACTGGATATATCACAGAACATACAGCGGTACACCGCAGGGAGGAATCATTTCTCCCATACTAGCAAATATCTATCTGCATGAACTGGATAAGTTTGTAGAAAATCTAAAAGAGGAATTTGATAAACCGAGCAAAGAAAAGTATACTCCCGAATACCGAAAAGCAAAATATCAGACAGAAAAAGCACGAAAAGCAATCAGAGAGTGCGACCCACAGGATTATGAGCGAAAAAAACAGCTGATTAAAAACCTGAAAGCAGTCCGCAGTGTTCAGCTTAAAACCCCATGCAAATCACAGACAGACAAAAAAATACAATATATTCGTTATGCTGATGATTTTATTCTATCAGTAAATGGAAGCCGTGAAGAATGCATGGAAATAAAAAAGAAGCTATCACAATTCATCAGAGAAGTGCTTAAAATGCAACTCAGTGATGAAAAAACGCTGATTACTCACAGCAGCAGTCACGCAAGATTTTTAGGTTACGACATCAGTGTAAGAAGAAATGCCCAAATTAAAAGCAAAAATGGCGGAGTTTCATTGAGAACATTGAATAATAAGGTTGAACTTTTAATTCCGTTAAAGGAAAAAATCAATCGTTTCATGTTTGATAAAGGTGTCATCTTTCAAAAAAAGGACGGCACTCTGTTTCCTACTCACCGCAGTTATATGATACACATGTCAGACCTTGAAATCATATCAACCTACAATTCAGAGCTGAGAGGAATCTGCAATTATTATAATTTAGCAAGTAACTACTGCCAATTGCGTTATTTTGCTTATCTAATGGAATATAGCTGTCTGAAAACACTGGCGGCAAAGCATAATACCAAGATTTCCAAGATAATAGCAAAATTTAAAGACGGAAAAGGTGGATGGGGAATCCCATACGAAACTAAAAGCGGTAAAAAACGCTGTTATTTTGCTAAATATTCTGATTGCAAAGACTCAAAAGACGGTACGGACAATATCTCAAACGCAGCCGTAATATATGGCTATTCAAGAAACACACTTGAAGAACGCTTAAAAGCAAAGGTTTGCGAACTGTGTGGGGACACAAATGCAGAATACTATGAAATTCATCACGTTCATAAAGTGAAAGACTTGAAAGGTAAAAACGATTGGGAACGTTCAATGATAGCCAAAAGGCGAAAAACACTGGTATTATGCAGAAATTGTCACCACAAAATTCATAATCAATGAGTTGAATTTATTTTATATAACAATGGAGAGCCGTGTACTCCGAGAGGGGTAAGCACGGTTCGGTGAGGGGTCTGTATAAACCTGCTATGGAAACATAGCAAGGCGATACTTTCCTACTCT